AATATGCAGGGGCGGCAGAGGCATCAACACAAACTTTTGAAGGTCAATTAAAATCCTTTCAGATCAGTGCAGGTGAAGCTACTGAAACTTTAGGTCAAGGATTTTTGACAGCCGCATCTTTGATCGTGACTGGATCAGATAATCTTGATGTTTTTGGTAAAAAACTTGAAGGCGTAGCGACACAGTTCACTGACATCTTTGTAGGCGGTGCAGGATCTTTTGCTAATAAAGGTATGGGTGGTTATCTAGATATACTTAAAATTGCGGTTGAGGGTTTAGTAGGGGAGACCGGCACCTTACAAAGACTTGAAAAACAAGGCATCAAAATAAGGGATGAACAAGTCTTAAAGGCAAAAGGCTATTATGGTTTGTCTCAATTAACAATAGATGCTCTTGAATTGCAAGAAAAGTTTGGTAAGAAAAAACTTACTCAGGATCAGATCCTTGCAAAAATACAGGCACAGATTTTAGCTAGACAAAAAGCCACAACAAAAGAACAACAGGCTCAAGCCGCTTTAGCAAAGAAAAAGGCAGAGTTAGAATCAATGTTTGACTTAGACCGGATCAATCTACAGGCCGCGCTAAGTCGCAAACTATCCGCAGAGGATGAATTGCGTGTAAAGATTTTGCAAAAACTTGCAGAGGGTACAAAAGCCGCAGTAGATGAGGCGCAACGCTACGCAGATGTTTTAAAGGTTATTGAGGATGGCAAAATAACTACCCAAGAGATTGATGAACTAGCCAAAAAATGGGGCATGACTACAGTAGGCGTGGAGTTATACATACAAAAATTACTTGAGGCCAATGAAGAATTAAAGAAGATGATGAGTTATGTGCAAAATGTCAAAGTGCCAGGTGTGCCAATTCAGGAGGCAACACCTTTTGTACAAAATATTGCGCAACTAGATGCGGCTACAAAAACAATTTTGGCTTTGCAGGATAAGGTAAATCAAACTGTTAAAGTGCCGGATGTGCCTTTTTCACAAAATATTGCGCAACTAGATGCGGCTACAAAAACAATTTTGGCTTTGCAGGATAAGGTAAATCGAACTGTTAAAATGGCAGATGGGGGTATTGTTACTAGGCCAACCCAAGCCTTAATTGGTGAGGCCGGGGCTGAGGCAGTCATTCCTTTAGATCGTATGGGCGATATGGGTCAGAGGGTTACAATCAATGTGGCCGGATCTGTCATCTCTGAGGGTCAATTGCAATCTGTTATCCAGGATGTTTTATACAATCTCAACCGCACTGGGGCAGTCACACAGCTTACAAACCTTGGTAGATAATGCCAGCCGCAACATTTAAAGCTGAGATTGATTTTTCTCAGGGTGCAAACTTTAGTCCGGCTTTAGTCTTGGATGACCCGGCAACACCTTTGGACAGTGCAGTATTGGGTACAGCCGCCGCAGATGTTGTAGATATAACAAACTTTGTAACTCAGTGTTTTATCCGCAGAGCCTTTAATAGATCATCAGACTCTTTTATTGGTGGATCTGCCAAGGTAGTTTTTATTGATCAGACTGGTACCTTTAACCCAGCCAATACAGGTTCATCTTTATATGGCAAAATCAAACCAATGCGTAAAATAAGATTCACCGCATCTTATTTAAATGTTAATTACAACCTTGGCTCTTTCTATGTCCAAGAGTGGAATTATCAAAGCCCAACCGGCTTTGACCCAGCCTATGTAACGCTTAATTGTGTGGATGGTTTTCAGCTTCTCAACTTAACTACCTTGACCACAGTCTCAGGTGCATCAGCCGGGCAGACCACAGCTCAAAGAGTAACCAGTCTGTTAGATCAAGGAGAGTGGCCAGGCGGCATGAGAGACATATCTACAACTGCTACTACTACAGTCCAGGCAGATACCGGCGCATCAAGATCTTTGCTCTCATCCTTGCAAGAATTAGAGCAGACAGAGGCCGGGGCTTTGTATGTTGATCAAAGAGGCTTTGTTAAGTTTATGTCAAGGGATGACATCATCACTGCATCAGGTGGCACTCTCACAGAGTTTTCAGATGTTGATGGATCCGGTAATATAACATATCAAGCGGTTGAGTTTGACATCTCTGATTTTCAAATGATCAATAAAGTAACAGTTACTCCAACTGGATTGACCGATCAGACTGCAAGCGATACGGCCAGTATTGATAATTATTTTCAACACTCTAGGGTTAGATCCGGCATCATGCAGACAGAGGCAGATGCCCTAAACCAAGCTCAAATGATTATTGCCTCACGCAAAGAGCAAGGTGTTAATATCCAACTTAACTCACTTACAGTAGATGCCTATGGTGAGGATGATCCGGCAAGAGTAACCGCCGCTTTAGAGTTAGATATTTTTAATCCTATCCAGGTGACACAGACCTTGCCAGCCGGCAATGTGGTCAGTGACAGCGTTATAGCCGGTGTTCAATATGCAATCACACCTAATAGTTTTTCTGTTACATTCTCATGTGCGCAACCCTTTGCGGTGGGTTTTTTGCTAGACTCAGATGTAGATGGTTTATTAGATGAAGATAGTTTGAGTTACTAGGAGATCAATGGCAAAACAAACCTTTACAGTCGGTCAAGTCTTGACCGCCGCGCAACTTACATCTTTGCAACAAACTTCAATGGGTGGGGGTGCGGCCTCAGCTAAGACTGCAAGTTATACCTTGGTGGCCGCAGATGCTGGTACAACAATATCAATGACATCTACATCTGCTACAACAATCACAGTCAATACTGGATTGTTTGCCGCAGGTGACACAGTATTTATACAAAATCTAGGTAGTGGTAACTGCACTGTCACAGCCGGTACAGCTACAGTATCAACTGCCGGAAGTACAATCCTGCCAACAAATGATGCAGGTATTTTGTATTTTGTATCTACAGGTGTTGCAATATTTTATGACTTTATACAAACCGGTGCAGTATCTCCACTAACTACTAAAGGCGATCTATACACCTTTAGTACAAGCGATACAAGATTAGCCGTTGGCGCAGATGGCACCACACTTGTAGCGGATAGTTCAGAGGCTACTGGACTTAAATGGGCTGCTCCTGCTGGTGGTGGTGGTATGACTTTGCTCCAGACAGTAACTTTGTCTGGCACTTCCACAACTACTTCTAGTTTTAGCACGGCGTATAAAAGTTTGGTTTTACATTTTTTTGGAGTTACTACAACTATTAATGGTCAAATTACTATTAGAGTAAATAGTAACACTGGTAATAATTATGGTGATGCTTTTTTAAGTGATGCAAACAATACTTTTACTATTAATGCGCCAGCATCATCATTTAGAATGCTTGACTACAATGTAACGGGCACAAATTATTCATCAGGTAAAGTAGAGTTTCCAGAATATGCAAACACAAGCGCAACCACAAAGGCTGCTATTGTTCATCAAGCAAACACCGCTGCTCGTAGAACTTTTAACATTGCTTATATTACTGAAACGACAGCAATCAGCACTTTAACATTCTTGACTGGCTCAACTCCTACAATGGGTGGAACAGTCCTTATCTACGGAGTAAATTAATGACAAAACCAATGGTAAGAATCTACACAGATACAGAAAACTTTATCGATCGTGAAATGAACGATGAAGAATATGCTCAATGGGAAAAAGATAACAAAGCGGTTGAGGCACAATTAACACAAATTAAAGCACAAGCACAGGCTAAGGCTGACTTATTGGAACGCTTAGGCATAAGCGCAGACGAAGCCAAACTCTTACTGAGTTAGCACAATCTTAGGGAATAGTGCATTTAAATTGTGGCAATAATTAGAGAACTCACTAGCCCTAATGGATGGCCGGCCAGTGGAGATCGTAAAGCTCTAGGTATAGAGTCTTTTGTTGTGCCAGGCACAAAAATTAAGTTTGCATGTGCAAAAGCGGTTGCACCTTTGCTTGTCAATTTTGCTAAAGACTTTCATGAATGGGTTGAGCCAATAGATGAAGGCCAATTAGATGACTGGGGTTATGCCTTCCGCATGACTAGATCATCAGACAAAGTATTGAGCAATCATTCATCCGGGACTGCAATTGATCTAAATGCAATTAAACATCCTTTGGGCAAGTCAAATACCTTTAATCAGGCTCAGCGTAATACAATTACCTTACTCATAACTAAATATGGATTGGCTTGGGGTGGCAATTACAAAAGGCGTAAAGATGATATGCACTTTGAGATTGCTTTAAATCAAAATCAGGTCAAAACAAAAATCAAAGAGTTAGGATTATTATGAAGCTGACAAAAAAACAAAAAGAAATTGTTAAGTCATATCTACGCAGTATTGCCGCCGCCACTGTCACCACAGTTTTGGCTTTGGTTGCAGATGTTAAACCTGAGTTATCAATCTTGGCTGGTGCCTTGGTTGCACCTTTGGCACGCTACTTTGATCCTCAAGACAAGTCTTTTGGTATTAACAGCTAATGAGCATGAATGACTGGGCGGCTTTGGCAGTATCTACAATCACAATTGTAGGCTCTTTGGTTGCCACAGTCCGGTGGTTAGTCAAACATTATCTCTCAGAGCTTAAACCTGATAATAATGGCCAACACAATTTAGAGGGCAGGATTGCAAAAATAGAGGTTAAATTAGACACGCTTTATGACCTGCTCATAAATCGTAGGTAATCAATCTACGCTACTGCCATGAAGAGTTGCGTGGTAGTACCTTCAAGGGGCAGACCTGAAAATGCTTACCGGCTTGCTCAAGCTTTTATTGACACCGGTGCAGAGGCAGATCTTTATTTTGTAATTGACAATGATGATGTCCTTTGGAGTAAGTATGTCAAAGAAGAGGATGCAAAAAACTATAGATGCCTACCGGCTGACAATAAAACAGGTGGTTGTGCTAAGTCTCTTAATGATGGTGCGGTTAGGCTTTTGGATATTACTACATACCCTTTATATGATTATTTTGTTTTCATGGGTGATGATCACCTTCCTAGAACCCAGGGCTGGGATAAAGCCCTTATGGAAGCGATAGGTTTTGATAGTGGTATTGCCTATGGCAATGATCTTTTGCAAGGTGGCAACCTGCCTACAGCTTATGCAATGAGCAGGTCTCTTGTTAATGAGTTAAGAGGTATGACCTTTCCAGGATGCATACACCTGTTTTTTGATAACTTTGTAAAACAGTTAGGCATTGATTTAAATTGTTTAAAGTATCTACCTGATGTGATTATTGAGCATCTGCATCCGGTTGCCGGTAAAGCTGAGATGGATGAGGGCTATCTTAGGGTCAATGATCCTAAGTGGTATAAAAAAGATTTATTGACCCTGCAACAGTATTTTTTGACCAAGGAGTATGCCGCCCTTGTTAGACAGTACAGATGAACATTTTACTTACCGGCTCACATGGTTTTGTTGGCCGGGCTTTTAGGCGTGCCTTACCTTACGCAAAGTTCACACTGGTAGATTTAAAAAATGGTACAGATTGCAGAGCCTTTTTTAAGCTAGAGACAAAGCAATATGATCTAGTCATACACCTTGCCGCCATTGTTGGTGGCAGAGTACAGATTGAACAGGCACCCTTGACCTTAGCGGTAGATCTAGCCATAGATGCAGAGTTTGTAAATTGGTGCATGGTTACAAAACAGCCTTATGTAGTTTATTTTAGCTCATCAGCCGCTTATCCAGTTGAATTACAAACCATTGCAAAAAAACATAAACTCAAAGAAAATGACATAAACTTTAAAAAGATCGGCGCACCGGATATGACCTATGGCTGGTCTAAATTGACCGGTGAAATGCTGGTAAATTATCTTAGAGAGACAGGTACAAAGGTCTTAACCCTTAGACCCTTTAGTGGCTATGGCACTGACCAGGATCTCACCTATCCATTTCCCTCAATAATGCAAAGAGCCATGATGAACTCAAATCCATTTGATATATGGGGTAGAGCCAATACAACAAGAGACTTTATACACATAGATGATGTTGTAGATGCAGTTTGTGAGATGGCCAAAAATGACTGCAATCAAACAGTCAATCTATGTACAGGCCGGGCTACCACCTTTGTAGAGTTGGCCAAGATCGTCCTGGATACTTTAGGTGTTGATAAGTACCCCAAGTTTAATATTGTCTCAGATAAGCCGGCAGGGGTCGCCTACCGGGTAGGTAATCCAACAATGATGAGCGATTATTACACACCAAAAATAACACTTGAGGAAGGTGTCCACCGGGCAATATCAGGAGTGTTGTGATTTACAATTGACCCATGGCCACTACACGCAAAAGCAAAAGCAAAAAGATAGCCAAAAAAAGGCGTACCACAAAAGATACACCTTTAACTAAATTAGATTTTTGGGCAATAGCAGCTAATGAGGTTTATATGGCTTGCCGTAAAGCTAACATGGATGAAGGCACAGCTCTAGCATTTGCAATGGATAGGAGTAGTTATCCGGATTGGATTGTATCCCCGGATGATCCAATTAGAAAACCTTGGGAAGATGATGAGGAAGAAGATTAAGAGCGATAAGAGTTTTAACGCCCGGTATCTGATCTGTTCAGATATGCAAGTCCCATTTCAATTTGATGAGGCTATCATCAATTTAAAAAAGTTAGTTAATACCTTTAAGTTTGATTTAGTTTTAAATGTTGGTGATGAGCTAGATTTAAATACTATATCAAGATGGTCAGAGGGCAAGCCGGAATCTTTTGAGCAAACTCTTAACGCAGACAGAGATCTTTGTAAAGATATTCTTTATGATCTAAAGACTGATGTAGTCTCAAGATCTAATCATGGCGATAGATTGTATAAAGCGGTAATGCGTGTGCCTGGTCTCATGGAGTTGCCGGAGTTGCAATATGAAAAGTTTATGGATTTTAAAGAGCTTGGGATTTATTACGCCAAGAAGCCTTATGAGATACCTGGTACTGACTTTGTACTCTGTCATGGGGATGAAGGAACTATGTCCAGGGTTGGCGGCTCTACCGCGCTCAACATAGCAAAGCGGTGGGGGCGTTCAAGCGTGACGGGTCACTCTCACAGAATGGGCTACACATGCCACTCAGAGGCCTTTAATGGCCGTTTAGAGAGAGTTTTGGTGGGTGTTGAGGTAGGACATACATGTGATATGTCAAAGATGTCTTATTTAGGCATTAGAGGCTACGCAAACTGGCAAGCCGGGGCGGTCATCATGACAGTCAAAAGGGGTAATGTAAGTTTTGAGATGATTAGGTTTAACAATGATGGGAGTTTTGTAGCCCTGGGCAAAGCCTTTGGGTAGTTGCAATTGTCAGTAAGGTATGGTTCAATTGCTTTTGTAAATCCATTTGAAGGGATGGGATATGAACGCTGTAGCTTATGCACAAAAAGGTTGGTGGGTAATGCCACTAAAAAAACAATCAAAAGAACCATGCAAGTTTTTAAGACATGGTTACCTGGATGCAAGTGGTGATCTTAAAACAGTTGCAAAATGGTTTGAAGATACTGATTTAAATATTGGTTTGGCAATTAAACAATCATCTTTGGTTGTATTAGATTTTGACAAACGCAATGCGGTAAGCAAACAGGAATGGCAAAACTATTATGAATGGTGTGTCAAACTAAATACACACACTGTACAAACAGATGATGGTTACCATTTTTATTTTAAAGCTGATCCTGGCTTACAGTTTAAAGGCAAGTTAGCCAATGGTATTGACATCAAACACAAAGGTTATGTGGTACTACCACCATCAATTCATCCTAATGGGACTCAATACACAGTCATCAATGATGTAGAACCGGTGCAGTTACCGGATGGTCTTATGAAGGCAATGACTTGGTAATAGTTAAATGGGACAAGATAAGTGGGGCGTATGTAGATGACAAACGCAAACACTTTGTTAAGGCTTCTCTGATCCGGGAATATGCACGCAAAGCTATGGGTGCTACTCAGGTCAGGGGAAGGCTCTCGGCCAAAATGGTTGAGGGTTATTGGTTAGACAAGTTCAAGGAAGCGGTGAAATATGAACTATGAAATATATGGTTGGTTAGTCACAATCTGTTTATTTACTTTAGTGGCTTTGTTAATTGGAGTCACCTGGTTTGTAGCTGTAGAAAATGGCTATGACAAAGGCTTCAAGGCCGGTTACAAACGCGGTCAAGCTGACAATAAAAAACCCTCTTTACAAATACAAAGAGTGCGTTACACAAATCATCCATCATTGCGTGAAAAACAATTAGTGCAAGATAATGATTACTTAATGCATAGGGTTGTAAGTCTTTGGGATAGGGAGAGCAAGTAAAAATGGATTACAGTCAATATGAAGATGCCGCCACTTTAAACAAGTGGTTTATCAATAATTATCCGGTAGGTAGGATTGATTTAGGTATCCATTCCCTGGATCTTGATAAGGGTATTGTTGTATTTAAAGGCAGTGTATGGCGTGATCTAAATGATCCTTTCCCGGCTGTCACAAATTATGCTAAGGGGGAGCGTGATCAGTACCCAACGCATATGAGGAAGTGGTACCTGGAAGATACGGCGACAAGCTGTATTGCAAGATGTCTGATTTTGGTAAAAGGATCTAATAAGACTGCACCTAAAGAGTCCATGATTGCCGCTACTCAATGGTCAATTGAACCAAAGTCAGAGCTTGACCAGGAACTTTTGCAGGTGAACCCAATGGCAACACTGACTAGAGAGGTTGAGCATCTAACAGAGTTACATTGTGATGGCGGTGTCCGGATGCTCTACAAAGCCGGTATCTCCAAAACTACAAATAAACCTTTTGCTGGGTATGTTTGTGTGTGCGGTCAAAAATGCCCACCTGTTTGGGGTACTGCTAAATCTGATGGCACCTTTGTCTTTAAGGAACCTGTTAATGGGTGACATGGAAATCATTGATCAGTATGGGGTCAAGGCAACCTTTACTGACAGAGGTGTCTTTGTAGATGTGGTGCCGGATGCTGAATGTTGCGTAGCTTGCAATGATGCCCGGCTCTTGCGTGAAGGCACCTTTAAGGTTTGCTTTATGTGTGGATGCAGACAATGAGCTTTGATTATATGAAGGCATTTCATGAAGGTCATGCATACAACATGTATGTGGCTGATTTGTTAAAGCATTTTGGTGTGCCTGATGTCCAGGTGCCTGAGATGTGGGATGCTGAAAATGCAGAGCAAAGAATGGATAAGACCATCAATGAAAAAGATGTCCTAGTTGATGATTTAGTGCTGGAAGTCAAAAGCCGCAATCTCAAGTTTGAGGATATTGAGAGCTTCCCCTATGAAAAGATCTTAATAGATACAGTAGATGGGTTTGATAAAAAGGCTATCAAACCCTTTGCTTATGTTATGGTCAGTCAGATTACCGGCAAGATGTTTGCAATAGCAGGTGCATCAAAAGAACACTGGACAATAGGGGAGATCCATGACCCGCACCGGAATGTAGATTATCAAGCTTACTTTGCAACAAAGAGGCATTGCAGACCCTTTATAGACTTAGTAGATATATTACTTGAGCGTGCATCCGGTAGAGCCACAGAGGTGTGAGTGCGGTTCCTGGGTGTATCCCGGTCAATCTTGCACTGTTTGTTATATCCTACGCAAGACACAGAAAAGGCTATCTTGAAAGGTAGGTCTGATCATGTTATGGTTCAACCGCTTTGTGGGGGGCTTACACTGGAACTCAGTCAGACCAAGTGATGCCATCTCTTACCTACTCAATGTTTTTAATTGGGGGGGTAGGGGGGGCTTTCCTAAGAATCTAGTCACCCAAGTGACAATGATTGTAATAATAAATCTTTTGACAATAAATAATTCTTTTGCTAAAGACAATAAAAATATTTACAAACAAGAGTATTATAAACAATTAGATTACAGTGTAGATCAGACTAATTGCCTGGTAGCTCTAATACATCAAGAGAACCGCACCTGGGATACTAAGGCAAAGAATGGGTCACATTATGGCTTACCCCAAGGTAAGTCTGAATACCTGGCTACAGCTACATATAAACAACAAATAACTTGGCACATCAAATACCTCAAAAACCGCTATGGCACTGATAGGTTTGGTGTCGCAAACGCATGTGGCGCATTGAGCCATTGGCTAATGAAGGGATGGCATTAGTGACCAAGAATGAGATTGATTGGGCTTATCAAAACAAGCTGAGACAAGAGTGGCTTGAAGCAAACCCTGATGCTAAATGGCAGGGCTGGATGTCAATATGAAAGACACAGAAAAGATCACAATAGGTATCTGCTCACCTGGATACATAGTCACAGACTTTATGACTAGCTTGTTAGATGTAGCAAGAAGTCAAAAGCAATTGGGTCAATTCATATCATTGCAAGGATCAGGTGTCATAAGCCGCTTACGCAATCAAGTAGTTGCAACATTCCTGGAGAAAACAAAAGATGATTGGCTATTGCAGATAGACACAGATCAAAGATTTACAGTGGATGATTTTAAGAAGCTGGTAGCGGCGGCGGATGCCAAGACAAGACCCATTGTGTCAGCTGTTGTACATGGTGGCTGGGAAGTTGGAGAGCCATACCTTGAGCCGGTACCTTGCATATTTAAACAAGGTGAGACAGGTGGCCTCTTTGCAATACATGAGTATGAGAAGGACTCTATACTAGAGATTGATGCATGTGGCACTGGGGCAATCCTGGTACATAGATCCGTATGGGAACGCTTTAGAAAAGAAGCTGATCCTACCCACCAAGGCAAGATGTGGGGCTATTACCAGGACATGCCACTACACCATGAATGGATAGGTGAAGATCTGTTGTGGTGCATAAGAGCAAGAAGCTTTGGATATAAGATATACGCACACACCGGTGTACAAATGGAACATCAACGCAAGAACTGGGTAGGTCAAAGGCAACATGCTGACTTTGCTAGGTTTAGGCAAGTACGACATCAAAGTGAGGAACAGATAAATGGCGATCATAACAAGTCAAGTAACAGTGACGACAACAAGTCAGTCAATAATTAGTGTTGATAATGTAACAAGGGATGTATTACTACATGCCAAACATGCAATAAACATTGGCAACAGTGGAGTAACTTCAAGCAATGGCTATTTGTTAGACAATGGTGATGAGGTAAGGCTATCTCTAGCTGAGGGTGAAGATTTGTGGGCTGTTGCCGAATCCGGT